CTGTTCTTATACTTGATAAGTTCCAATCCATTGCTTTGTAAACGGGTTGAGCCTTCTTTAATACCTGTTCTGCGTAGTGTTCCCAATCGGGTGTGTAGTTATCGAAGTCTTCGTAGATAGTGCCGGAGACAAAATCTACTACTCTTACCTCCTTAGTAAGTGGGTTGATAAAGGTATCGTTATGCTTGACCTTCAAGAATAAATAATTATCATCAAAGGTCTTGTTTAGTTTTTGCTTTGCATACAATAGTCCTGCAATACCCGAACCAATGCTCGGTCTTTTGCCGGTAATTGTAATGAAGTTTTTTGTTTCTGTTCCGCACTTCTTACACCATTGGATGTCTAAACAATCAACCAAGTTGTGCTTTAAATTACACTCGCTGCACTTTACAGCCAATCTATCTTTTCTCAATCTACTTCTTTTAATTACAGAAGCAATTGGTATTTTTCCATTTGTTACAGAATTAAAGGTATCGAAAAGATACTTATTAATTTCTGATAGAGATTTTTCTTGAACCCACATAGTCAAAACAGTGGTTTGAATCTCTTTATTAATAGGAGTTTCATTAATTCTCTTAGCAATAAAACCTGTCATTGTAAACTTAGGAGTCTTTAAATATTCTCCATCATCCCAAGTAATCATACCTGCATTTCTATTCATTGTTGTTCCTACTCCTAAAGCGGAGAAATACTTCTCAAACTCAAGCGAAACAGGATGTTCTTCTAAACCCATTACATTAGGAAAGAATTCTCTTACATAAGTCTCAATCTCTTTAATTGCTACTTGTGCTTTCTCTACTGAATCTATTTGAACATAGATTGAATCTGTATGTCCATATACTACTTTCATTCCGGTGTCTCCCATATATTTTTTGTTTCTTCCGGTTCGTAATCAAGAGGAAGACCACATAAAAATAGAAGTTCTCTTCGCTCTAATTCCCAAAGGTATTCCTTTCTTGCCTTGTATAATTTTATAATTAATTTAAACATAATATCACCCCAAGTAATAAGTTAATTTACTAGCGGGTGCTTCGTGCATTTCTTGTAGTTCTTGAATTGCTTTGTACATTTGCCGTAGGCGTATGTTTTCTTTATACATCGCATCTACTTCTCCTTCTAGCATTTTCACTTTCTTTTCTAATTTTTCCATTCTATCTTTATCATTCATAATATCACCGTTACTATTGTTATAATGGTTGCTATGTTTACGATATTTACCATCATCAATATCTTATTACTCTTTGCTATCATAGCCAGCAATTCTTCTAATAACTCATTAGTCTTGTCCATCATCATTTATATTCACTCCTTGTTCAGTGCTAACGATAGTAGCATTTCTTGATAAGTTATTCATCATTTGAAGTATTTCCTTTACTTCTTGTAAAGTAATCTCCCAAGTATCTTCTGTATCATACGATACTTTCACTGTTACATATTTAGTCTTCATTTTCTTTCCTCCAATATATATTTCCATTTCTCTTTTTTTCTTTAAAACAAATTTGTCGCAAATACCAACCAACCGAATATTCGTTTGTTATGTAGTGGCTGTTTCTTCTACCCGAAAGAACCTTCTCTCGTATTTCTTTTGCCGAGAATGGTTCGGGGTGGTCTTCTATTGCTTCTCTAATCCATCTTTTCATATGCATATTAGTTTTAGTCATTCTTATTCCTCCTGTAAGTGCTTCTTGAAACCTTATATCCGTATCTTCTGCAATACGCCGCTATCTGGGTATCGCTTCCAATGAAGTTACTCTTTCCCTTTTTAGAAACTATACTGTCTCTAATTTCACTAATTGTAAATGGCTCGGCAAGTTCTTGCATTGCTTCAAATATCCATCTTTCTAATAGTTTCATCCTTTCATCTCCTTTCTTTTAATAGACCAGTTCTTATATGATAGGCCTTGTAATGCTATTCCAGTAATTATACCAATAAAAACATCAGCAATAGTTCCTAAATATAAGATTAATAATAATAGTCCTGTTGCCCATATCCAATGATGAACATGATAGTTTTTAGTCAATAACTTATAACTAATAGGGGTTATAGCCTTTGCGCCAGCATAACCAATTACTAAACCTAAACTATATTCTATCATACTTCCATCTCCTTTGCTTTAAATGCCGCCAATCTAATTGCTTCTCTTGCACTTGCTGTTATACTTGCGGCTAAATTAACATCAGCCCAACCAAAGCCTTGAAAGGCAACAATGCCGTAAAATGAAGCCATTAAACGCTTTACTGCCATTTGATTATTGTGCCACTTAATGTGTTCTTTATCATTCCCTGCTTCTCTTGCACTACGCATAAGCCCCTTATATTCGTTTCGCAAATCTTTCAATTCAAGAACGGCTCTCGGCAACAAACCTAATTTATCGGTTTTGTAATAAAGCATGTGCTTTCTTTCTACTTCACTAAAGTCTCTTGGAGTTGCGATATTAACACCAAACTCCGTAGGTTCTTCGCTTTTAGTTTCCCAAGAAATATTCCTAGAAATCATCATAGATGGATAAAGACCAGCAAAATCAAAAGCCGCTACATTAAGATGCAACCCTTGTGTTTGTTCACTTGAAGGATTATAAATCATAGCACCTTCGTATTCTTCTCTTTTATCTACCTTACTTCCTGTCTTGCATTTCCAATCAGCATTACGCATAAAGTATATTGAACCCATATGACTAGCATAAAAACATGCTTCAAATGGCGCACACAATAATCGTTGTAATGATATAATAGACTCACTACAATAATTCATTTCATCTATCTCTACAATCAACTCTACATCTTTCAAAGCATAATCAAGATAGGTTTTAGTATCTTCCAACCATGCTCTTCTATAAAATTCATTTGTGTCGGGAAACTTCTCACTAACTAGTTTATTCTTATTAAGAATAACTTCCGAGATATAATTTAATGACATAGAAGGTAGTGTTCCTCTTTGTGAATCATTCCATTGACGCTCAAAAGCAAGGTCTAAAGAGAGGGTTATGCGCCCCCCAATAGGCTGTTGAATGGGAGAGAACCCACTTTCACCTTTAGTAAAAACAAGTCCATCTCCTTTCTTTTTAACGCCTTCTATGCGGTTAATTGGAGACATGAGCATAGGGTTGATACCCAATACACAGCACCTTTCAATCAATTTAGGTAAATCGGCAAAATGACCGAACCACGCTATTAACATATCGGGGTCTTTTTCAACCATACATTGAATAAATGACTCAATCATATCTTTTTCATTACGAAAATATAATTCTTCATCACCTTCATAATTAGGAAACCAAGCCCACTGATAGTATTGTTTATCATAGTTATCATACATTACAATAACAGTAATCTTATCATGGTGTTCTCCACCTTGTTGCCATTCCATATCCCAATACCATTTCTTTAAGTCATATTCAGGCAATGAATCTAATTCATCAATAGCATATCTAAAACCAAAAGAAACATCAGCCTCATAGGTTTTACTCCACATCTTACGAGCAGGGTAAATGTCTGTTGCTTTTTCAACAATAACTTTCTTTAAAGGTAATCCCTTAAGAGAAAGCCAATCTCCTTTTTCATACTTAAAGTTACGAGCAATATAAGTATTAACCTTATATTCAGTGAATTGAAACTCACTGTCTTCAATAAAGAAATATGGTTCAAACGCTTCTAGTTTAAACTTTCGTTCTCCATCTTCTCTCCATGCTGTATAAATATGTTTTTCGTCAATACATTTACTAATTATCATCTTAATTTCCTCCTGCGTTATAGGGTGCTTTTAGTATTTTTCTATCTGCCCCCACAATAAGCAGGGGAAATTCGTCTTTCACATAAAAGTTCAATGGCTGTAATGGCTCAAAGAAATTATGTAATGGCCCCGAATACTCAAGGGTTGCCGATTCTCCAACATGAGAACTTACTTCAATAGATTGCTCATACTTATTAGAGGCGGTTGCTGTGCTTGAAAAAGTAAGAACTCCTTTGTCATAGTTTAGTTTATACACTCCACTTTTAACTAATTCACAAAAACCAATAGCCTCTTTGAATACAGTAGAGTTTAACATAAAGGCTCCTTCAAACTTAGAAGAACCAAAAGACCAAAGTTTCTCAATGTTTTCTTGGTATGAGATATGCTTAATCATTTCTCGGATGCGTGTTATTGCATCCATATTAGGATGATTAATTACCATTGGCAAAGAAGCCTTACGACTACCCGAAGTTAATCTTAAGTAATCATCGCTTTCAAACAATACACCCTCACCAAACTTTTTCAAGTAAGGAATTACTAATTGTGCATCACCAATAAAAGAACCATTCCTAACACCTGTTACAGCAATAGTAATGTTCATTCCAAAAGTAGCATCACCATTCCAAACATCCAAAGTATCACCAGTTAAAGTCATATAGAAATATGACCCCATTTTAGATGATGATAAACCACCATTACCTAAATACTTTCCTTTACCTTGAATGTCTGTTAATGCTTTCTCCATTTGTTTAGTATTCACTACGAATTTCAAATGTTTCCCTCCCGCAATTCGGGAACGCCGTTCCATTGAATCTTAGGGGGGGTTCCTTCACGGACAGTCCATTTAGTTCCAACTAAATTACCATTAGTCCTAGAACCAATTAATTCAGCATGAAAGTGTAATTCACCTTTAACTTTCTTTTTACAACAGTAAATCTCTTGTTCAAGTTTTCCTCCCCAATCTTTCCATTGAGGCTGAACACCAACAGGTGTGCCTTCAACATACTTTTCAATTTCGTGGGTAATGTAAATAACATCACAATTCAATTGATAAATTGCTTCTAGTAGAAAGTAGAAAGTCTTATTCCTTGAACCATACATAAACGGCATAATCTTAGTAACTACTCTTGGGTTAGGATTAACCTTTAACATACAAGCATCCAACCAAGTATCTACACCATCAATGATAAACACTACATCTTCCCCTGCTTCAATTTGTTCTTTAGCAAAGTTAATGAAGTCAAGTGAATTTTGTTCACTCTTATCAATATCCATAATGTTGTCCGGTCGCATAACAATAGGACAATATACATTAATTCTGTCAGTTGCGTCGTGATGTTCAAACCAAGTTGATTCAACACCTCTATCCCAATCTAAAACATAAATGTTCTTATTTGGGAAATCCAATGCAATTCCGGTCTTTCCGGTTTTGGGTTCTCCCCAAATACCTAATACCATTCTTGCTTTTCGCTCGGCTCTTTTCTGAGCCATTAGTTCCTTAAAATTTGTTTTTTCTTTCTTAGTTTTTATCAAGCCAATCACCTACATCATTTTCATTTATATCTATATCTTTACCATTAGCAATACACCATGCTTTGATTATTCCTATTAATTCCGGTTTGCTTGAACAAACAAACCGTGTCTCTTTCGCACCGATATGAAATTTCATAAAGTATGTTCCTTTTATTTTATCGTTTTCATTCCAAGTTAAGAAGTCTACTTTTGCTAAATCAGCAATATAACTTTCTCCCTTTAGAATAAATTTATTTTCTATAATATCATTCATTTTTAAATCTCCTTTTGGGTATAGGCTTTGCACCTATTTGACCTACATTCATTGGAATTAGATTACACACGCACATAAATAGTTTAGTTTCAGAACCAATCAAATGATTCTTCAACGGGCGTATCAACCTCAACAGGTGAACCACGCTTTTCTGTTACTAAGATTGAAGCAACATTGATAGTTACTGGGTCAGCAACTCCATCAATCAACCGTTGAGATGTTCGACCTACTACAACAATAGTAGAACCAATACCGAAATCAATACCGAGATGTTCCGGAATCCAACAAGTAGTCATATTAGATTCATTGTCATAATCAAATTCAGCATTCAAGTCAGTAATGTTTAGAATACGATTACCGTTTGAAGTAGGCATCATGTTCATATTACAAACTGTTCCGCTAGTAATAACGAATCGGTCTTTAGCAGGTAAAGTTTGACGAGTAATGTGCGCTCGGTCAATCTCAACCAATTCAACCATATGACTTTCAAAGTTTAGATTCAATTGATTAACAAAATCAACTTCACCCATATCTCGATAGTCGGAGTTTTCTGGGTCTAAGTCATCATTACGAATCAAACTGTTCTTTGTTGTCATTGTCATACCATATAGACTTCCGCCATCTTCGGAGGGAATACCTACAAAGTGAACAAAGTCATAACAGTCGGGAGTAAACTCAATTCCACCTTGATTCTTATAAGAGAATTGATAAGGCTTCATATCAGCACCATCAACACTACCATAGAATACACCACTTCGTCGGAATTGTTCTACCGGCAAAGGTTTACCATAGTTTCGGTTTTCTCCACCATTCATGTATGTCTTAGTATTATCCAAAGGAATAATCATTACACCATCATGTGCTTCTTCCGCACCTGCCGGTAAATCATTAACCATTCGCTCTTGATATTCACCATCATGGTAACGGCTAATCATCCACTTACCCAAAGCATTTTCAGTCGCAACTGCTACATGTCCTTCATTAAGTCCATTATCAGCATCACGGTTGTATTCTTCCTTTGCTCGGTTACGGTTCCACGACATCATATCTCTTGGTGCTTCTAAAGCAACAAAGAAACCAAAACACTTCTTAACAAGGGAATTACTTCCAGTGCTTTGAGTTGTTTCTGTTTGTTTTGAACGACGCATGATTTGAGCCGCTAAGTTTCGCCAAAGACCTAAACCGGCACTATCGCTTACTTCAATGTTGTTTTCGGCACAAATAGCCGTATATTTTTCTGTTGCTTCCTCCACAGTCATATTCATGTGTTGTGCGCTCTTTTCTATTTCGTTTTGCATATTTTCGCTTAACATATTTTCACTTCCTTTTTCATATTAGTTGTCCAACCATCCATGATAGTAATACCTTTGGGGTCATGGTAGTTGAACGATATTCGCTTTCCCCGACTGTTCTTAACAGTTTATACTTGGTAGTATTGTCCAAGCCATCCGAAGCAATAATAGCGTTATGCAAACCTAAACAGATTTGTTTAACGCTACGGCCTTCATAAATAATTTTATGTAAGTCTTTCAATGCTTTGTTTGGATTTTTATTTAGTATTTCAATTAGTATCTCATTGTATTCTTTGTGAGTAGATTCTATTTGTCTCGATAATGAAAAACCAGATGACTTTGCCGCCTGTAATTCAGTAATCGCCCTGCGTAAGTCTCCATCTAACTCATATATAAAGGCTGTTAAGTCATCATCTCCGAATGAGGTTATACTCTCTCGTTGAAGTATTGCTTTGATTACTTCAAGGATGACCTCATTAGAGAGTGGCTTAAAATGGTAATTAGCACACCTACTTTGAAGTGGGTGGATAATCTTACTACGGTCATTACAAGTAATAATGAAACGAATATTACTAGAATAGCGTTCCATAATTCGCTTTAGCGCATTTTGAGCATCTACTGTCATACCTCCTAATTCATCTAAAAGACAAATGCGGAAAGGTACATCTCCAATTGTTCCGCTTTGGGCTATGTTTTTAATTGTAGTTCTTACTACCTCAAGTCGCCTATCATCGGAAGCATTCACTTCAACAAAGTTATCACTAAAGTTATCCTTTAGAAGATTCTTTGCTAATGCTATTCCTGCCGCAGTTTTACCTGTTCCGGCATTACCAAACAATAATACATTTGGCATGTTACCTTCTTCAATCCAACTTTGTGCATCCATTACAAAATGCTCTTGTCCTACAATATCTCCTATTTTATCTGGTCTATATTTTTCTGTCCATAACATATTTATTCCTCCTTAAACTAAAAAGATTCTCCATAATACTAATGCAGTTATTCCAACACCACAGGCAACTAAATACTTTAGTTTATCCATCATATTCAAATCTAGCATTTTAGCAGTTACTAAACTATCTAGTAAGAAAGAACTATCATCAAGAGTTAAACTTTCCCATTCTAACGCACTATCGGTAGTAGGCTTACAGAAATGATAATGGTAGCCATCTGTTACAATGAATCTATACTCATTAACATTAGGCACTTCTGCTAAAAAGTCCTCCACTTGTTCCATTCCCTTATGTGTTTGATTAGGTGGTTCTGCTTCAATTAACCACTTAATAGGTGTCTTGTGTCCTTTGAAAGATACAGTCAATAAATAATCTAAATATTTATTCTTATTATCAACCGTTTTAAAATGAGGTTCACGACTATAGTCTATTTTACACTTTTCCGATTTTCCTCTTGTTTCTAATTCTTTAAAGAGAGGCTCTACTAATAGTTCTTGAATAGCAGTTTCTGGTTTAGTTTGCACCAAGAAATGTGCGCTACGCATATAACCATTATTCAATAATGCTGACTTTCCTTCTTCTGTTAATTTACTCATTAAATTAGATAGAGTCTTTGATTCATTATAATAGAATTTCTTCGCTTGTTTTCTCCTAGCCTTTCTAT